GCGCCGGGGTTCTTCCAGACGCCGGAGGAGGATCGGGTCGACCCAGCCTATGTCGCGCGCCAGGTCGCCCAGCTGACGCAGGAGCTGGCGCACGTCGAGTATGCGCCAGGTCGTCGGTCGGGCATGACGCGTGATGAGCAGCTGGAGATGCTGCGAGAACAGCGACCGAGGTCATACCACCTCCCCACCGAGGTGCTGAACGCGATGCCGCACCGTCAGCGAGCGCTGGCTGCAGTGCGGCAGGGGGCGATGGCATGACCTCGCTGTCCGACGCCTTGTGCGGCGTGTTCGAGCAGTGCAGCGAGGCCTTTGCCAGACGCAACCAGCGCGATCCTGTAGCCGTAGCAATGCCTTACGCCGACTACCTGCGAACTGAGCATTGGCAGAGCACGCGTCTACGCGCGCTGCAACGCGCCGGGTTTCAGTGCAAAAAGTGCGAAATCGGCGGCGTGCAACTGGATGTTCACCACCTGACGTACGATCGGCTCGGTCGCGAAGCCGAGAGCGATCTGATCGTGCTGTGCCATCGGTGCCATGAGCGCGCGCACGCCAACGACGACCGCAGCGCCGCATGAGCCCCCTCGATGCGTGACCTCCACGTCCTCGACCACCGCCGCCTCACCGGAGCCGCCGTTCGGGACCTCTACGGCTGGGATGGCGACGGAACCTGCGGCGCCTTCTCCGTGCCGTCACCGCTCGACCGTCAGCCGCTGGTCGTGGTCGCCAGCGCCGACGCGGGGTGGGACCATGTCTCCGTCTCGCGGAAAAACCGCTGCCCCAACTGGGCCGAGATGGACCACATCAAGCGGCTGTTCTTCCGCGACGACGAAACCGCCATGCAGCTCCACGTGCCTCCCTCGGAGCACGTGAACATCCATCCGACCACGCTCCACCTCTGGCGTCCCATCGACCAGGAAATCCCACGTCCACCAGCAGGCTTCGTGTGATGCTTGACGCCGTGCCCCATACGTCGGTATCTACGGCCGATCCGGCTCCATTCCATGCGCGGAATGTGCAGCCGTGCGGACGCTTTTGGGCGGTCGCCCAAACCCACCCACAAGCCGAACGCTGGGCCGCTCAGTCCCTTACCCAGCGCGGCTATCCGACGTTCCTGCCGCTCGTCCGCGTCACCCGCCGCGACCGCGTGCTGCGTTCTCTGACGCGGGTGGTCGAGGTGCCGCTGTTCGCCGGCTATGTCTTCGTCATCATCGACGGACCCTGGACACCCGTCCGCTACGCCCCAGGCGTCGCCGCACTGCTGATGGACGGAACCAAGCCGGGACGCCTCGCTGACGGCGCTGTGGAGGCTCTCCAGGCCGCCCAGGCGCAGCGGGCCGCAGCAGGCGCCGAGACACCCCAGTGGGCGCCAGGCACGCCCTGCACGCTCCGCGACGGCCATGCCTTCAGCGGCCATCCCGCCGTCGTGCTCACCGTCTCCGGGCGACACGCCCAGCTCTCCGTCATGCTGTTCGGCGCCTTGCGCACCGTCTCAGCCGCAACTGCCGCGCTACTGCCAAGAGAGTGACCATGGCCGCAAGGCTGAACCCAAAGAACGACCAACGCGCCCGCGACGCGATCCAGACTACCCAGCTCTGTAAGCGCTTGAACGGTTTTGCTTTGGGCGAGAATGATCCATGTTATCCGGATAAGCCGCTGATCATGTCGGATACCCAGGTCAGAGCTGCTCTCGGCCTGCTGCGCAAGACCATCCCCGACCTCGCCGTTACCACGATCAGCGGCGATCAAGACGCACCGCTCCAGTACGTCATTCGCGGTCCGACGCCGGTCGAATCAACCGCTGAATGGTTACGTCTTTACGCGCCAAAGACCGTTGACGTTGAGGGGTGACCTTACACGCCGGGCAACGCCAGCTGTGGCGAGGTGTTTTCCTTGTGGCGTTCCAGATAGGCAATCATCTTGCGAAGCACGGCTACATCATCCCCGACCAAGCCAAGCGCCATATTGTCTTGGCTGCAAATCCAGCCTCGGAAGTGGCCGCGCTGATGGTCGTGGTCATAATGAATAATCCGACCAGATTTGCCACAGATGTCGCATACCGGAGGGCGAGTGCGACCGGCCAAAATCTCCTGTTCGGCGACAGCACGAAGCTTCGCAGCCTTATTGTTGGTGCGCGTCTTCTCGGAGTTCTCCACTCGCCAATCCTTAGACCGAAGGTTTGCCTGGGCGCGGTAGGTCGGGCTTTGCCGTCGCTTCCGACCTTTGGCGCGCATCTTCTCGCGTCGCTTTTCAAGATCTGGCGGGGGTTTGGGAGGAGCATTCTCACGGTCGGCCGCGCGCTTAGCTCGGCGCTTCGCTCGCACCCGCTCTTGGTTGAGTTGATACCAAGCCCGTTCGTTAGCGCGTATCTCGCCGCGTCGGGCCGCGCGCTTGGCACGGCGGACGTTTGGGTCTTTCCATGGCATAGCCTTTGGTCCTCGTGCGGATCATTGGTCAGGGGCGGCATCGGTGCTGACACACTGATGTTGCCCCGCATCCCTATCATGGATGACGAAGCGAAACCATGCTGAACCTGAGGGACGCAGCCAAACCGTCTGAGCGGCTCAGGACAGTGTGGGAGCCGCAGCCCGGCTTTCAGACGGCATTCGTCGATTGCCCTATCTTTGAGGTGTTCGGAGGTGGGGCGCGCGGCGGCGGGAAGACCGAAGCCGTCATCGGCGATTGGGCATTGCACGCGGATCAGTATGGGCCGGATGCCATTGGCCTGATGATCCGTCGAACTCGTGTTGAGCTGGACGAGACGTTCGAGCGAGCAAAGCAGCTCTATAGCAAGATTGGTGTTCATGCGACGTACAGCCCGCGCCGCTTCATCTTCCCCAACGGCGCGCGCATCACATACGCCTATCTGGAACGCGATGCTGACGCAGAGGCGTATCAAGGTTGGAGCACGACTCGTGTGTACGTCGAGGAGGCAGGAAACTTCCCGTCTCCCGCTCCAATTATGAAGCTCATGGCCACACTCAGGTCGGGCGCTGGCGTGCCAGTTGGCATCCGTCTAACCGGGAATCCGGGAGGCAGCGGACATCAATGGTTGCGCGCCCGTTACATAGATCCAGAGCCGACTGGATGGAAGACTATAACCGACAAAAACACCGGACTTGAGCGTATCTTCATTCCAAGCCGCGTTACCGACAACAAATATCTGGGCGACGACTACGTCCAGCGGCTCAAAGCATCCGGCTCACCGGAACTCGTAAGGGCTTGGTTGTATGGTGACTGGCAAGTTGTCGCCGGAAGCTTCTTTCCGGAATTTTCTCTCGATCGTCACGTCATCGCACCGCGCACGCTGCCCCAGCACTGGGCGCGGTTCCGCTCGTTCGATTGGGGTAGCGCGCGGCCGTTCTGCTGCCACTGGTGGGCGGTGTCCGATGGCAGCATGCCCGACATCGCGCGCGGTGCGCTGGTGCTCTACCGCGAGTGGTACGGCATGCGCCCAGGCGAGCCCAACGTCGGGCTGAAGCTGACCGCCGAGGCGGTTGCCTCGGGGATACGGGAACGCGAGCGCGACGACGACCAGCAGCCCCTGGTAGGCGTCGCCGACCCCGCGATGTTCGCCGAGGACGGCGGCCCGTCGATCGCGCAACGCATGATCCAGGCCGGCGTGATCTTCCGTCCGGCCGACAACAAGCGCGTGCCGGCGCGAGGCGCGATGGGCGGCTGGGACCAACTCCGCTCGCGCCTCGTCGGTGATGACGACGGCAAGCCGATGATCCTGTTCTTCAGCACCGCGCGCGACCTCATTCGGACGTTGCCGGCCATGCAGCACGATGACGCCAGACCCGAAGACCTTCAAACCGAGAGTGAGGACCATTCGGTCGACGCGTGTCGCTACGCCGTGATGGCGAGGGCATGGGTCAAGGACGCGCCGAAGGAGGTGGTTCGGGACTCGTGGGACTGGGCGTTCGCCAGGGCGTCGGAGACGGAAGAGCCGAGAAGCTGGAGGACGGCATGAGCCCGCTGCTGCTGATTGTCGTCGTGCTGTTGGTCGTGCTGCTGGTGGGCGGCGGCTACAGCTACAGCGTCGGCTCGCTCGGCGCGCCCTACTACTACGGCGGCGGCATTGGGTTTGTGCTGCTGCTGATCGTTATCGTGCTGCTGGTCACCGGGCGGCTGTGATGAGCGCCATCACCGAGGACGAGGTTCAGCAGGCCTGGCGCGAGGCGCGCGTGGTCTGGCAGCCGTGGCGTCC